TGCAAACTTTGAGCACCTCGGTTTATGATCTTGACCAATCATGTCGAGCAGTCAGGCTTAAGAATTTGCAAGTATGGCCTGCTGTATCTGATCGCTGGGATGCCATTACGATTACCTACGTTGCTGGATACGCACAATCATACCTCGTTCCGGCTATTGCGAAGCAAGCCATGCTGCTGCTCGTTGGCTATTATTTCGATGCCAATCGAGGCGACAATGACCGGAACAGCGACCAGCGAGCCTACGAGGCATTGGTGACCAAGTTTATGCGGAGTAACTATCCGTGAGCTACCGTCCATCCAGTTTCCGTTTGGGTTCGATGCGTGAACGCATCACCTTGCAGACGCCAACCGATAGCACTTCGACATTTGGCGATGTTAGCCAGACGTGGGCTGACACGCTGACCAATGAACCAGCGCAGTTTATTTCGACAAATGGCGGCGAAAGCCTACGGGGCCGGCAAGTGGAAGCGGGCATTAACGCCGTGTTCACCGTGCATTACCGCAGCCAGTTCACGCCATCATGCAGGATTCAGCACAACGGCACGACCTACGGAATCGTGTATGTCAGACCTGTCGAAGGCGGCAGGCGATATTTAGAGGTTTATTGTAAGTCATGACCAATTCGCTTGATTTGAAATTTGACTTGCCAACTGATGCTGATTTGGATGCCATGTTTAACATGGTGCCGCAACTGGAAAAGTACAACGTACAAGATAAGGTCATTCGTGCTGGAGTTGCTCCTGTAGTCGCCAAAGCAAGGCAGTTAGCACCTAGATCAAGCGAAAAGTCACGCAATAAACGAAGTCGCAAACAGCAAGCTGAGGCCGATTGGAATTATCCGCTGTGGAAATCCATTAAATATGTTATTCGTAAATATCAAAAGCATGGCGTAGGCGTCATTGGCCCTGAATGGCCTAAAGGCAATAAAGCGTACTTTAATACATCGCCAAAGGGTAGAAAAAGAAAACTATGGGGCAAGTTGCCAGACCCAGAAAGTCCAAAGCCGTTATCATCAATTGCACCGCAAATTCGAAACTGGATTGTTGAAGCCTTTGACACTACAAAGACTCAACAGCTATCGGCTATGAAGGCAAAGATCGAAGAATTGCTGGAACAGATATTTAAAAAGAATGGCTGATGTAATCAAGTCAATTCGAACGTACCTGCTGACCAAGACGGCCATTACCGACCTGGTGGGTCAGCGTATTTACGCTTCACGATTACCACAAAGCCAAAGCCAGACCGCGAATTGCATCGTCCTGCGAATCACCAGCGAAACCTACGACCACGCACTGGACGGCCTCGCAGGCATCGTGGCCACACGACTGGCTGTGGAGTGCTATGCCACCAGCGGCGAAGTCAGCCGATCAATTGCCGATGCGGTCATCTGGTGCGGCATTGATGCAATCAAAGGCACGTACACGAATTTGTCCATCCGGAGCGTCATGGTGGAAGATGGTCGGCGTGAATATGAGGAAGAGGACACCTCGGGCGGTGACTCTCAGCGGCACGTCGTTACGTTCGATTTTATGGTTACTTGGCTTAGGAGTTAGGCTATGGCGTTAGTAGGTGATACCGGCAATGGAGCAACATTCACGCTGACCACGCAAACTGCGGCGGCCAGCCTGAAGGTGGATCAAATTCAAATCGGCGAAATTACGCTGGACATGCTGGATGTGTCCACGCTGTCCAGTAGTGACTTCAAGGAAATGATCGCCAGCGATTTGAAGAACACGCCTGAACTGACTGTCAGCTATGTGTACTCGGCATCAGCAACGGCGGTAACTGTAACCGGCAGCGTGGACACAGCAACGGTGACTTTTCCAGTTGGTGCATCGCAAACTTCGACCACAGGTGCCACCTTCGCCGGAACCGGCATCGTCACCAGCTTCAAGTTGCCAGATTTGCAAAATGGCAACGTGATGAAGGGACAAATCAAATTCAAGTTTGATGGCGACACAGGACCGACCTACACCCGAGGAAGCTAATGGCTGTCCAGATCAAATTAGCTGAATTTACCGTACCGAAAAAAACGCAGTACGGAACAATCGAACGATCAACCGGCCAGGATTATGTCTGGGTTATGAATCCGGACACGAAAGCCTGGCGGCATTGTGGATACCTGGCACACAAAACCAAGGATCGACCTTACTTTTGGTTCAGTCCTCTGTGCGATGTTGTGCCGGAGCTGGTGGAACAGATAGTTGCGGAATGTGCCAAGCAGAAGAAGGCGGAGGTCTTATCTGCTGGGTCCATAGTTGTTGAAGAACCGGAGCAGGACATTGGAGACGATGAAGATGAGTTTGCGTGATCGACTGAAGGAAAAGGCAACTTTATCAGAAGTTGTCGAACTGGGTGGCGAATCGTTCGAACTCCGTGGCATGACAAAACGTGCCAGGGGTCAGCTATTCGCCAAGGCACGACGCAAGGATGGCAGCGTAGATGGCGACAAGCTAGAAGCATTATTGCTGTCTGCCTGCGTGTGTGATCCTGAAACACATCAGCCGATCTTTGCTGAATCTGAATCTAGGGAATGGGATTCCGTTTCAAGTCATATAACAGGGCCGCTGATGACGGGCGTTATGCGTGTGTGTGGTATGGATAAAACGGACCTCGGCCCAAAAGACTCAGACGCAACCGAGAACTGATGCTGGCCTGTCGGTTGTGTCTACGACTTGGAATTGATGATCCGGAACAATGGCTAGAAGATGTACCAGATCGGGTTTATAGCCTATGGGACGCCTACAGCCAAATTGAGCCGTGGTGGTCAGAACGTGAAATGTTGGCACAGCTTGTTGGTCTGGTGCGAATGATGCTGGCCGGCAAGTACAGCGAAGAAAACGTGGAAAAGGCATTGCGCAACGCCGACATGCTGGCCGCGTCGTATATGCCACCAGACTGGGTTGATAGGCCGGAAATCAAACCGGTGAGTTTGGAAGAAACTGAATCAATACTGGCAGCAAGGTTCGGCTAATGGCGACCACAATCAACGCATATTCAGTTTCGCTTGGCTTGAATGTGGCTGGCCTGGTCGAAGGTGGCAAGTTGGCCAGGTCGGAAACGGCTGCCGTGGTGCGAACGCTTAAGGAATTACAAGATCCATCTGAGAAGGTCACTCAGAAGATTAACCTTCTTGAGGATGCGTTAAACTCTGGAGCTATTGAATGGGGAACATACGAAACGGCAGTTAGGCGATTACGTGCGTCACTGGTGGATAATACGCAAGCAATAAACGACCAAGAGGAGGCACTAAGGAAGGATAATAAGATAGTTGCTGAAGGAGAGCGATTAGCTAGATCGCTTATGACGGCAGAAGAACGCCACGCACAGGAACTGCGCAAGATCAATGAAATGTACCGCGTCGCAGCAATTGGTGCCGAAACCTACGCTAGGGCTGTGAAGGACGCCAATCGCAAACTAGAAGAAGCGAACACGATCACCGCGACAATCGTGGAAGATCCACCAGTAGTAAAACACGCTAAGCAGACAGAAACTGCAAGCGACTCCATTATAAAAAGCGTCAAAGGAATTGTCGTTGCATATGTTGGATTACAAGGATTGCAAACGGCATTTTCTGCACTAAAGGCATCCTCAGAGCGACTTGATGAACTTGACTACAGATCGCAACAAGTAGGTGAGTCTGTACCAAATTTGCAAAAGTTCAGCTTTGCAATGTCGCAGCTAGCGAACATTGACGCTGGAACAGCAGATCAAATGCTTCTACGCATGACGCGTACGCTGGGTGCTGCAAAGCTTGGTTCAGCCGAAGCGGCGGATACGTTCAATCGTCTTGGATTAGACATAGTTCAACTGACAGCCATGTCGCCAGTCGAACAATTCAACGCAATTGCGGCGGCCATTGCGGCGATTCCAGATCCGGCGTTACGTGCTGCGGAAGCGACCAAGATATTTGGCCAAGAAGGCGTGGCACTGTTGCCGGTATTCAGCGAAGGTGCCGATGCCGTAACCAGACTGATGGCTGAGGCCGAACGTCTTGGCATAGTCTTGGGGGCTGACGAAGCGGCTAAGGTCGCGGCCATGAACGACGAACTTGATAAGACATACGCGAAATTTCAAATAATTATTGACCGCATTCTCATAGCAATGACGCCGGCCATTTCGGCAGTCGTTTCAATGTTGCAGGATCAAAATAGCGCTCTGAATTATATACCTATCGTCATAGGAAAGATGGTTGACGGCTTCGGCTTTATGTTTGCGATCGGCAGACAGGTACAAGAGACCATAATGAATATAGGCTACGCACTGTACAAAGCAGCACAGGGCGATTTCAGCTTCTTTGGAAAAATAACGCAATTCGATCAGATAAACGGATTTTTGGACCGATGGGAAGCAGCACAAAGGATGCAAGCGCAACAAACAAGTGGCGCTGGTTCTGCTGCCGAAGATGAAGCAAAGTCTGCGGCGGAAGCATTAGCAGCTGCCGAAGCACACACCAAAGAATACCAAAAGCAAGTCGCCGAACTGGAAAAGCAAATCTTGGTAATGGAGCGTGGCGAAGTTGTCGCCAGACAGATTGAGCTGGCGGCACAAGGCTACACCGATGCCGAAATAGAACGCCTAGAAACACTGCGTGAACAACTGGACGAAATGAAGCGGCAAGAGCGTGAAATTGAACGCATCAACAATCTTGTCAAGCAAGATGAAAAAGACTTTGCAAAAAGAATGGAACAGATTGCCGGCATGAAGATTGAAGGACCGAAAGGACTTAAGCAGGATAGCACTGAGTTCATGGATTTCCTAAAAGGTCAAGGCAGGCAAGAAACTGACAAACAATTAAAAGCAGCACTTGAGCAAAAAGCAGTTCAAGATAAGCAATTGCTGGAGCAGCAGCGTGCCAATGAATTGCTAAAACTATTAGCTGACAACAAGCCAGTGAGGACTCGATAAAATGCGTATCATTGGCGAACATCGAGAAGGCGATATAAACCTCACCAGCAAAGGAAGCGGTGAGGTTACAATTGATGAAACTTACATTTATACAGTGCAGGCCGATAGTAAGTCTGATACGAGATTATATGTATCTGGTTGTCCTGGCTTGCCCATTGTAGGTCAAACATTGTCGGCTGGCGGTCTGGCTGTTTGCAAGTCGGTGCGTGGGCAGCGGCGGCAAGACAATCCATTGATTTGGGATTTTACTTGCAACTTCTCTAGTGAAGTTGATGAAAATAACGACCAGCAACCAGGCACCGATCCAGAAACATGGGTGCCAGTCCGAAAGACTATTTTCGAGAGGCAAGAATATCCATCGTTTGTAGATGCAGAAGGAAAACACTATCAAACATCAGCCGGTGAAGATTTTAGGGATCACATGATGCAGACGAGGTGGCTGCTGTCATGGGAGTTCACTCAATTCGAATCAGCTTCAATAACTGACGAACAATTGATGGATCGCAACGAAGTAGTTAATGAATCTACTTACAAAGGCAAGTCACCTAAGACTTTGCTATGTCGAGTAATGGAATCTTCGCTTGGGTTTTATTATGGACAACGCAGAAGGCTGACAAAATATCGGGTAACGTGGAAAAGCAATAAGTGGACTGACCGTGTACCGGATCGTGGCACTTACTATTTGAATGGATCTGGCAATAAAATACCTTTTGTTGATTTTGCTGGAAACATTATACTTGGCAATCTTGATGGCAATGGAGGAAAGTTAGCTGAAACTAATCCTCCAACTGATCCGGAAATACTTGAATTTGATCGTTATCCAGTTAGCGACTTTGCATTTTTGAGGATATAAAAATGGCCGATCTTTCTATAACTGCTGCCAATGTTGGCGTGACCTCCGGTGCTGTTATTGAATTAGTTCAAGTTGGCGAAAGTGTTACACAAGGCCAGCCAGCGTATAAAAAGGCACTTGACGGACTATACTACAAAGCTGATGCCAACGCATCATCGGCAACTGCTGCTGCTTTGGGTGTATTTCTTACACCAGCATCTACAAATGGATATGCGTTAATTGTAAAATCTGGCAGTTATCTGGCAGGTGCTACACTTACAGTTGGTGAGACTTATGTTGTCTCGGCTACTGCTGGCGGAATTGCACCGTTATCTGATGTGACGACCGGTTGGTACGTCACGATACTCGGCGTTGCATCGTCGGCTAGTACCTTGGCCTTGGATATTGTCCGCAGCGGCACTGCGAGGGCTTAATGGCCGGAGAAGATAACAGAGTCTATGGATTCAATAAGCTTGATGCTGAGCAAGTCATACAAGTTCTGGGTGGCAGCAGTCCAAGCCAAATACTTGATAATGGCAATCGTAGCGTCAACTACATCGCCATGACGCCTGGTGGTGGCATTGCTGCTAGGTCGGGCACGACGATTACATCGGCTGATTGTACGGTATATACAGGCAATGGAGGCACGCTAACATCTGCTGGATTCACTGTTCCAGTTTATAACTTATCCACGACGGCTGTAGGTGCGTCCAAGTATATAGTAGCAACTTGGGCTGGTGGCGTTCTGGTAGCTGTCTGGGAGGATTGCTAATGCCCGGTAAGCATAACGCCGGTGGGTGTAAGTGTTGCGGTTGCTGGGATTGCTCTGTTGAGCCTATTGGGATTGAAATAGACGCTGGCGGAACAAATACGGGTGGGGAAGATTGCTGTCTTTTCCCAACTGCTACTTATTTGCGAACAACTACTGACTGCGACGAGACATGGTACTCCGATGAAAACATCTGGGGTATCACTGGCGGCTATGATATGGACACTGGCTGCTATGATGATTTATGCTACGGAGTTTCTGAACAGTATTTATACGGGACGCAGCTTTATGAGCTTATTGCCATTTGCGGAACCGCAGTTTCTTATGATGGTTGTGGATGGCTGGTGCTTGGCGTTGGTGCTATGTACGATGGCAACGGAGGTAGACCATCAACAACATATCCTCACGATCATGGCTGGAAAGTTACACTACAGCTTTTGACTGGCAAAAAGATTAAGGTAACAGTAGAGCGTGTTTATATAGTTGCACAACCGGTAGATGGATATGACACTACGGTAACTCCTTGCCTAAGAACTTATGCAATACTTTTTGGAGCAACCGGAACTGGCGGTCACCCATATCTAGCTTGGGGGTACACCGTAGATATTTATGAATATACTTTGACAGATTGTGATGACCATGTTGCAAGCATTTCTCACACAAGCAGAACGTCTTGGTGGAAAGATTTAATTAGCAACACAACTGGCTCTGACGACACTATCGTTATCGACGATGGAACTAATACATATTCTTTTACGATGTGCGATTACATACCGTCGGTGAATGTATTATGGGAGTAAAGTGGCAATGTCCGAATTGCATGTTCCAACTTAAAGACCCAAAACCTCCAATTTATTGCAAGTGCGGTTACGTTGATAGAAGGCAGTTTCTATCTAAGCCTCCATTGTGGATGTCCGCCATAGCAACTTTCCGCAGTCCCGAGGACACCGGCGTCGGTGACACGGTTCAGCGTTACGCCGCCATGTTAGGTGGCGAACAATTCAAAGCATGGGCTAAGAAATTGGGCATGCCGTGCGGATGCACGACACGCCAAAAGGAATGGAATCTCAGGTATCCATATACCGCACCGCATGACCAGCAGCAATCATCTTCTCATTGATTGACAATATTTCGTCTTTGTCATTGCTGGAAATGATCACAAGATA